AAGATTTCTTCAACCGCGAACTGGCCCTGCCTTGGGTGGCGGCGGGGTCACTCATCACCACGGCGATGATCCGCGAGCGGGTGGATGCCTCGCCGCGTTACACGATAGGCCAGCCGCCCGAAGGCAAAATGTTGGGTCGCATCATGTCGGTGGACGTTCAGCAAACGGAACTGTGGTGGATTATCCGAGAATTGCACGAAGACGGGAGCAGTTACTTGGTCGATTACGGGGCGGCGATTGGTTGGGATTTGGTCATGGAAAAGTTCCGCCACTACAAATGCTTCAAGGGTGTAGTCGATTCGGGCTATGCGGCGAAGACCCCGGCAGGCGTTTACGATTTTGTGGCGCGGTCGGGCGGTCTATTTTGCGCGGCCAAGGGGCGCACCGTGTCGCAGGGATTGCGCGAGCCGTGGAAATTTCAGCAAATCTTGGGCGCGGGTCACAATATCTGGATGCTGCAATTCGACGCCGAGTTTTGGCAGGCAAGGCTCTACCATGACGTTTTGCGCGATGGCCGGGGGCGCTGGTATCTGCCGCGAGATATAGCGAAGGACTACGTTTCGCAGTTGCAGGGAGAGGCGCTGATCGAAAAAGAGGGCGTGGCGCGGTGGCAGCGCCTTGGGCCGAACCACCTGGCCGACTGCGAAAAGATGGCGCTGGTTCTGATCGACTCCATCATGTCGCAGTTTCAAGCGGGCCAGCCCGCTCCTTGACACACGCCGCGAGTGCGTGACGGACGCTGCTATTCTGGCCCAAGTTTTTACGGCCTCTGAACTTTCGCAACTCAAAGCCAGTTGTAAGGCTCAGATCCTTGCTGGCGGGGCGAGTCAGGCGTTCGTGGTGTCAAGCAGCGTTGGCGGGCGCAGCGTCACCCTGCAAAAATCCTATGACGCTTGGGATATGCTCGGCCTTATCGAGACGGCGCTGGCGATCAATGCCGGGACGATTGGCAACTCGCGCGTGACGCAGATGCGCTTCCCGAACCGCACATGAAAACCAAGCAGACCAAATTTGTTGACCGCGTAGCCGCAGCCTTCGGGTTCTCGCGCATGATTGAGGCCGTGAACCACCGCAGCGAGGAGCGTGGTTGGGTTTACGCGCAGGCGCAGGATTCCAAAGTCGACCTTTCCTCCTATGACCGCACCCGCCTTATGGCGCTTTCGCGTAAATGTTTCTACAACAACGCGATAGTGCGGGGCGCAGTGCGCGACAAGGCCATGTATTCCGTAGGCAGCGGCATCGGCATTCGTCCGCAAGCCATGTCAGGGGATCAAGCGTGGGACGATGCGGCAGAGCAATGGTGGGAGAATTGGGCGCGCTCGCCCGAAATCAGCGGGCGGCACGATATGCGCTCCCTGCAAATGCTCGTCTCGGAGGCCATTGACCGGGACGGGGAAATTTTCGCCATCCTCACGGCCAAGACAGACGGCGCTCCCGCCGTGCAAATTGTTGAGGCGCACCGCGTAGAGTCGCCCGACACCTCGGCAAGCAACAGCGGGGTGGTGGACGGCGTGAAGCTCGACAAGTTCCAGCGCCCGCTTGGCTATTTTATCGGGGAGGGCGACGAATACCCGCGCCGCCACCGCGAGGTGAAGGCCGACGCCATGCTGCACGTTTACGAGCCAGAGCGCGCCGACCAAGTGCGCGGTTATCCTGCCATCGGCGTGGCGCTCAACAGCGTTTTGGATCGGGACGAACTTCTCCGCTTTGAGATGATGGCGGCAAAAGCTGGCAGCAGTATTGGCCTGGTCATCAAAAACTCCACGGGGAACATTGGCGCGGAAGGATTCCTTGGCGACTTCAGCAAGGACAGCAACGGCAACCTAACCCGCGAAAGCATTTTCGGCGGCGGGCTGGTTCCGCGCATGAAGAATACGGAAGACATTCAATCTTTCGTGATGAACCGCCCGAACGAGAAGCTCGACAAACATCTTGAGCAATACATTCGCGCAGCGGCCATCGGCCTTGGCCTGCCTTACGAGTTTGTTTGGGACACCAGCGCGATCGGCGGCGTGGCGCAAAGGTTTATCATTCAGAAGGCGGCGAGATGCTTTGCCGCCCGCCAGGATGTGCTGGTTAATGCGTTCTTGTCGAAACTTTGGCGCTATGCGATTGCCCGCGCCATCTCGCGCAAAGAACTTCCCATGAATCCTAGCTGGCAGTCTGTCGGATGGCAAACTCCGCGCTCGATCACAGTGGACGTAGGCCGCGAGGCCACCGCCCGCCGCGACGATGTAAAGGCCGGGCTAATGACGCTCTCGGACTACTTCGGTGAGCAGGGCATTGATTGGAAGGAGGCTGTGGCCGAGATTGCGACCGAACGCGAATTTGCCGCCGAGCTTGGCGTAGTGATCGGCGTGGAGCAGGCGCAGCCGCAAGCTGCCGTGGTGGAAGTTATCCCTGCGCTCGATGCGCCAGCGGACAGCGCCCCGCAGTTGGAAAGCAAAGAAGAGCCGACAGAGTTGGCCCTGCCCAAGAAGCGCAAACGCATCTACCGCCGCAAGAAGGCGACTGCTTGACATGAGCGCGTTCGAGTATGGACGCCCTCAAATTTGAAGGAATATCTGTCGCCACGGTTGGCCCTGCGCTCGGCCACGCCATGATGGTGGACGATGTGACGCTGTTGCAGGCCGAGGCCGCAGGCGTTGCTGGTTCACCCGTCAAAGTCTTTGTCGATCACGACGAAAGCATTGATTCCCTCATTGGATTCCTCGCCAACTTCCGAATTGTCGAAGACCAACTTCGCGCTGACTTGGAACTTCTCGGCTCGCACCCGCAGGCCACTTTCTACAGCGAGATCCTGACCAAAGCGCCAAACCGTGTCGGTTTTTCCATGACGTTTAGCGGAACGCCCGACGAGCAAGACGGAAAGCGTTTCGCCCGCGTCTCGGAACTGGTCAGCGTGGATCTGGTTTCCCGCCCCGCCGCCAACCCTGACGGCGTTTTCCGCGCCGGGTCTGAGCCCGAAGCCGCGCCCGAAGTTGACACCGCCGCAGTGGGCATGACTGAAAATAGTTCTGTCGCCAAAGTTGAGTTTGACGCTCAAGCCGCCATCGAATCGTTGGCCGCTTCGGTTGCCGATCTCAAGTCCACCGTGGACGGCATTGCCGCCGCCAAAGAAGAAACCCCCGCGCCCGTTGCCGCTCCCGTTGATTCGGAAATGGCCGCGAAGCTCGATGCCGCGATGACCAAGCTCTCCGCTCTGGAAGTCGAACTCGCCGCTCGCGGCGACAACGCCATCACGGGCAACGGTTCCGCCGTTTCGGTCGAAGACGCTTACGCTTCTGGCGACCGCGCCACCAAATTTGAAATCGTCCGCAAGGCGCTTGAGGCCAGCGATTTCTCCCTCATCAACAAGCTCAAACAATCCAAATAACCTACTAACATGGCCTCCATCACTGGTCTTAACGACGACATCATCTCGTCAGCGGCGCTCAAAGCGTTCGTTGATTCCCTCCATCCGCTGAACGCTTTCAGCGTGAACTACAACGCCGAAGCCGCGCGCAAAGGCGAAGTGGTGAGCATCCCGCTCATTTCCTCGATCACCGCCTCCACGTTCAACAACACCTACGAAGGTGCGGACGGAGACGTTACCCTCACCGCCCGTGAGGTCACGATCGACAAGCACTATCTCAGCACGGTCGATTTCACTGACACGCAGTGGAGCAAGTCCTCCGCGCTCACCCCGCAGATGCTGGCCGAAATCGGCGCAGAGCAGGGCCGCGCAGTGGCGCAAGCCTTCATCAGCGCAGCCTGGGGCATGATCACCACGGGTAACTTCGGCGCGGCGGTTGCCTCGTTCACCTCGGCCTCGTTCTCGATGGCCGATGTTCGCAAGGCCCGCTTGGAACTCACCAAGGCCAAAGCCCCGCAGAACGACCGCGCGTTGTTCTTGGAGCCGGAAGCCTACGACGCTCTCCTCTCCGACAGCACCAACATCCTCGCTAACCTCAACTTCGGCCCCGAAGGTGTGCGCGAGGGAGTGGTTCGCCGTTTGGCGGGCATGAACGTCTACGAGTCCACCCTGATCCCGGCCACCAACGTCGGAACCAGCATCACCCTCGCAGGCTTCGCGGTGCATCCCTCGGCCATCGCCGTGGCGATCCGCACCCTCCAGCCGCAGGCTCCGAGCGAATACTTGGAAGCCCGCACCGTGGTCGATCCCGTCAGCGGAATCGGCCTGGGTTATCGTCGCCACTACAACACGGCGAACGGCACCCACTTCCTCAACTTCGAGGTTGTCGGCGGATTCACCTACGGCATCACGGCGGGTCTTAAAATCCTCGCCAAGAAAGCCTAAAGACTGTTCTGGTTCGTGTGTTCAGCAGACCCCCGGCTATGCCGGGGGTTTTGCTTTTGGTGAAGTTGACAGGCCCGCCGTGGCCGCATGGACACACAGCCTTCCTTGGCGTTGGTCGCTATTACTGGAAATAGCGAGGGTTACATCGGGCGATTCATCGAGGCTTTCCAAAAGCTCACGCCCCACATCTACATTGTCCGCGCCTGCGGCGGCAGGGAACCAGATCGTTCGCTCGACATTGCCCGCGAAATGGGGTGCAAGACGGGCGAATACAAGAACGCCGAAGCGTTCCAGTTTTGGGATCATGTGGACAACTTCGCCGCCGCCCGGCAGATGGCGACGGACATGGCCGAGGCAGACGGCCACGACTGGCTCATTTGGGCCGATACGGACGATATTATTGAGCAAGAGTCCTGCGACATCATCCGCCAGCATTTGCGCGAGACGGCCCCCACGACCACGCTGGCGATGGTTCCCTATCGGTTGACCAATAATGGACTAAACCTCTTGCGTGAGCGCATCTGGCGGCGCGGGACGGCCAAGTGGGACGGCGCTGTTCACGAACACCTTGAACCCTTGGACAAATCGGGAGACGGGCAAGTGAGGTGGGAGGACGCCCGCATTGTCCACGCCCCTGACGAAAAGAAAGACGAGGCATCCGAAAAGCGCGGCAATGCCCGCAACTGGCGCATCATTGAATCGCAGCCCGACTGGGACAAAGACCCGCGCTGGATTTTCTACGGCAGCCTTGAGCATTTCGGCATGAAAAAGGATGCGCGCGGCATGGAACTCGCCATCGAGGCGCTCAAACACGAATCGCTCTCAGGGGATGAGCGGTATGAGCTTTATCTGCAACTCGCCATGCGGACGCAGGCATTCGCGCCGAAGAAATCGCTATTGCACGAAGCCTACAAGGTCAGTCCGTGGCGCAGGGAAGCCTTGGCCCAACTCGCGGCCACCAGCCTGGACAGCGGCGAGGCGCAAGATGCCCTGGCCTATGCCCGCGCATTTATGGCCCTGCCTGTGCCAGAGATTGTCCCGTGGACACACCGCCCGGTGGTCTATGGCTTCGGCGGCGTCGGGCTTTACGCCTGCACTCTGCGCGCCAATGGCGACACCGAGCGCGCCGATCAATTTGAATTGGAGTGGTTCAAGAAGTGCGGGGCAAAGATCAGCGTATGCCACCCGACCCGTGGCCGTCCGCTGCAAGCTGCCGAGACGCGCAAGAAGTGGCTGGAAGCGGCCAAAGACCCGCAAAGCGTGGAATACATCTTTGGTTTTGCCGAGGATGATGACGAGACGCGGGACGTTTTGGGTCGATTCAAGCACGGCCTTTCGCCCGCTGGCCTCATGGATCAAGTCGGCGGAAACGCCGTGGCGAATTACAACGCGGCAGTAAAGGCATCGTCAGGGCAAATCATCGTCACCGCACAGGATGACATCGAGCCGCCGCTATTTTGGGACGAGCTTGTTTGGCAGGCGTTGGAACCGCACCTAAAGCGCCCGAAAGTGCTTGGCGTGAAAGACGGCCACCGCACGGACGGCCTCATGGTGACGTTCATTTGCACCCGGCCAACCCTCGGCTGGCTTGGCAACGGTGGAGGAATCCTGTCTGGCGACTATCACGGCATTTATTCCGACACGGAATTTTCCCACCGCACGCGCAAAGCCGGGATCGTCTTGGACAGCGAGATTGTGTTTCTGCATAACCACCCGTTTTTTGATCCCAAGGTCGCCACAGATGCCGTCTACGATGTGGAGAACTCCGACGCGGCAAACAAATTCGGGGCCGAAGTCTTCAAGCGCCGCAACCCTGACGCCTTTGACTCCAAGGATTAGGGCATGGCAAGCCAGTTAGACACCGCGCACATTCTTGGAGTGGCCGCGATTACCGATGTCGGCGGTGAGTGCGTGACCATTGGCGGGATCGAATACAAGGCTGTTGTTGGCGACACCGAAACCCGCGACGAATTGGCCGAGGGTGGCGTTCGCCAAATCCGCAGCGTGCGCCTGGCGCTCCAAGCCAGCGCCTTTGAGCCGCGCTTCGACAAGATCGACAACGCCGTTCCTGCTATCTGGAGCCGCGTGACGGTTCGCGGGCAAGAGCTTCAAGTGTTGGCCGTCTCGCAGGACGGCGCAGTGGTCGAAATCACAGCGGGCGGCTTGGCCGAATAGTTATGGCGGCGGCAGTCTCAGCCGACATTACGCTGGATGAATTGCGTAAGTTCGTCCCGAAGTTCGTCAATGCGACAACAAAAGAAGTCGGGCAAGAACTTATCCGCCAAGCAAAACTGCTTGTGCGTGATAGCGGCGACAATGGCCTGCTGTCCATCACGCCGCCGAAAGACGAGGGCCAAGGCGTCGGCGCAGTCACGCGAGACATCAACCGTGTCTTTGTCAGCGTTGCCGTCATTCGCAAAATCTTGGCCGATAGCGGAGTGCGCGGGGTGTCTGTCGCGTTCAGCCGATACATGAAACAGGGTGGCCCAAATTACTCAGAGGCCCGCGCCTTGGATCTTCTGAACAATCAGACCCCGACGCTGGTTGAGGTGCGCCCCTATACCACGAAAAAAGGAAAGCGCGTCAACAGCTACACACAGACGCGGAAAGTGTCGGCAGTGGGCGAGCCAAAGTTGGGCAATCTTCAATATGTGGGCCAAGAACCAAACCGCAATCTGCACAAGAGCAGGCAAAATTCTCAGGGCCGAGTGAACCAAGCGCATTGGTCGCAGCTTGTCGTTAGCAAAGGCAAAATGAACAGCTACACGACCAAAATGACCAAGCGCGTTGGAACGCTCAAGGCGGGTTGGGGCGCTGCATGGAAAGACCTCGGACTTGTAGGGGCGGGCGCGCTCAATTTGCCAGAATTTGTCAGCAACAATCTTACGCGAGGCAGCGGGAAGGGCCGCAGGAGCTTCGGCAATCCTTTGAATATGTATATCGAAATGGCGAACACCGCAAAAAACGCCAGCGACAAAATCCGCCAAGGTCGGGTTAATTGGTTGCTTGAGTTCCGCCAGAAACAGATCGAACGCGAAATGAACAACCGCCTCGGCAAGTTAGCAAAAGCCGCATGATCCACCGCCAATTAGAAGCTCAATTTGCCGCCCGCATCGAAGCCGCCCGCACGGGAACCGCGCTCGCAGGCATTCCAATTCGCTATGCCGTTCCGACCGATCCGCTGGCCCTGCCGTGCGTTATCGTCTCGGCGGCAGGCTCCGAGCTTGTCGAGGGCGGGGTGAGATCCGCCAGCCGGGTAAGCATGGATTTTAGCGTTCTGACCTCGGCCAATGACGGAACAGGCTGGCAGACATCCCACAAGAACCGTGTGGCCGCGCTCTCGCGTATTTTGGACGATACCAATACCAACACCGCGCTTGCCGCCATCAACGCGGCACAGACCGATTTAACACTATACGGATGGCATCTGGTCGAGCTTTCGGGCAACACCGCACCGAACATCCAGACCGACACCATCCGCATCAGCGCCGTGGCAGGCGACCGAATCGCCACCGCACCCACAGGCCCGACATCGGCCACTCCGCAAACCTACAGCCTGCGCCATGAGATCGAGCAAATCGTGTCAGCCCACCTTGGCACCGAGCTTCCGAGCGCCGTAACAGACGATTACACCGTGTATCCCTACTACTCGGAAACCACAGCCCCGCCCCGGCGCATTGTCGCCGCCTGCTTGTCGGCCAGCCGACCCTTCCCGCAGTTGGCCCGATGGCAGGCTGATGCCACCATTCACATCATCAGCCCCGGCGAATACGCCAGCGCCCATGACGAGGTGGTGGAGCAAGTCGAGGAAACCCTGCGCGAGATCGTGGCCCAAGACTTCACCTCGGCCAACGTCACGGTTGCCGGGCTGTTGGAAAGCGCGCACTCGGTCGATACGGCCAACAACCGCATTACTGACGTTCTTAGCGTGACCCTCTATTGCCAGCAGAATTGACACGCCCGGCGAGGGTATGCCTATCAGCTACGGTGTTTCGGGCGCTTTTTCCAAAAGCACGGCCAAGACGTTTGAGAAACTTCTGGTGCAAGACCAGAACGGCGTCACCACGACGATTATCTCAAAGTATGTCCGCACGGAGACAACCACCGAGACGGTTGGAACTACCTTCGGCGCTGGCACAATTGGCAGCAACGAAGTTCTAAACGCCACCATCACCGCCCAAGTGGACGAGCAACTGATCGAAAGCGGAAGCGCATCGTCTTCGCCAGCGGCCATCCGATTCTACAACCCTCGCGCCGAGGCTTCGGCTCAGGTTTTGGGCGACTTCACGGGCAGCAGCTTCTCGCTCGACAGCATTTCTTTTACTGTTCTGAGCGCCGAAAAGGCCGAAACGGCAGGCGATGTGGTCAAGACCAACATCCGTGGCACGGCCATCAACACGGCGACAGTCGGCGGATCAACCCTTACCACGGGCGACCATTCTTCGACTTCCACCATCCGAGTTGAAAAGCGGTTTGGTAACACCGATTACCAGCGCGTCACCGTCACCACGGTCGCTTTTGCCGGATCGTAAGGGCTCGCGCTATGGATGCGCTGGCCGCTGAAGCGTTCTTAAACGCGACACACCGCGTTTGCGGGCTGCGAATGCTCCCGCTTTCCGTGGGCCATGCCTTCACCTTGGAAGCTATCGGCTCGCCATTTTACCACGGGCAGATGGGCAGCGAGCAGGAATTGCGGCTTGCCGCATGGATCTGCTCGCGCCCCGCGCTGGTCTTGCCCGACATGGATTCCCTGGCCTGCCGCCTGTGGAAGTGGCGCAAGATTGATTTTGTGGCCGAGGTTGCCCGCTGGCGCACCTATGTCGCGGACTACTGCGCCCCGCCGCAAATGTGGAACAAGCAACCCAAAGCAGGCGAGGAGCGCGGCGAGCCTTCCAAAATCCCCAACGCCATCAGCACCGTGGCCCGGCTCATGCGCCTCGGCATGAGCGAACAGCAAGCGTGGGCCACCCCCGTGGGCGCGGCGGCATGGTATGAGGCCGCAGCCTACGAGACAGAAAGTGGCTCACACCTCGATATCGTGACCGACGCCGAGCGCATTGCCATTGCCCGCAGCAAGGCCAAGAAGGAGGACGAATCCAATGGCTGAAGTTAAGGTAAAAATCACAGCGGCCAACCAGACGCAAACTGGCTTTCAGTCCGTCTTGGCTGACGCACAAAAGACGGCGACACAAGTGCAGCAGACCTTTGCGCGGGCATCCACCGCGCCAAGAATGCCGCAAGTAAAGCAGCCGGGCGGCAGCGGCGGGCCGATAGACATTGATATTGGCGACTACGGCCTTGGGCCGCTGCGGGAATTACAGGAGCAGCTTAAAAAGGCCCGCGAATCGGCACAGCAGGCTTTTGATCCAGCGCCCGCAGAGGAATTTGGCGGCGGGATAGCCCGCAGCGCCGGGCGCATGACGCTGTTAGTCGCTGGAGCCGCCGCAGTTGGAAAAATCGTCTCGGCTGCGTTTGACCAACTAAGCACCGCCGTAAAATCTGCCATTGGCATCCAAGAGCAATTTAATCAGACCCTTTCCCAAGCGGGACGGGCCACAAGCCTATCGGGCGCTATTTCCGAATTTACCCAACTCAGCAACGCGGCAAAACAAACAGGCAAAGTCATTGCCGAAACCTTCGGCAAAAACATAGGCGAGGCCATCGCCAACGCCTTGCAGGGCCGACCGGGGCAGCTAATGGCGCGGCTGGCCGATCTAAGCACAGGCGGGGCGGTGCGCGGAGAATTGGATGCGGGGCAAGAGCAACAGCGGCGCATTGCCAGAGAAAACATGATGGCAAACATGGCGCGGATGGACTTGGAGGCGTTTGAATTGACGGGCGCGGGCGGCGATCCCGCCGAAGTTGCGCGCATCAAAAGAGAACAAGAAAAGCGCAGGGAAATTGAAGATTTGCAATCGGGCCTTCAATCACAGGGGGCCGATCCTGCAAGTATTGAGCAGCAAGTAAGAGAACTGCAAGGCATCCAAGCCATGCAGGATCAAATGAGCGCGCAAGCCCGCGAATTTGCCGCTAATCAGCAGACAGCGGCAACCACCGCGCAGACCGCGCAGATCGGCATGACGCCGCAAGAAAGGCTGGCGCAAGAGCAGGCCAATCAAACTCGATTGCAGGGCGAGGTTGTCGGCGCGTCTCAAGGCGCGCAATCAATGGCCGAAATCGCCGCGCGCGTGGCCGAACTGAACGCTGAGATTGCCAAGAGCAAACAAGTTCAAGCGCAACTGGAAAAACAAATAGCCGACGAGGCGGAAAGAAACGCCAAGGCACAAGCCGCCGCGCAACGCAGCGCGCTTGCCTCAACACAATCGCAGGCAATGGCGAACAGGCGGGCGACGATGACCCCGCAAGAGCAGTTGGATTTTGAAATGCAGGGGCTGGCCGACTTGGAGGGTTTTGTCGGGCCAGAGGTTGAAGCGCAGAAAGAAGCGGCCATCGGGCGAATCATGGCCTTGCAGCAACAAATCCAAGGCCAGGGCCAAGGCGCTTTGGTTGGATCAATGGGCGCATCATCCTTGCAGCGCATCGGCTTCGCCTCAAACGAGTTTTTCGACACCCGGCGCAGGGAAGACCCAAGCAAAGAAACAAAGCGGGCGGCAGACGCGGCCAAGCAAATTTACGAACTCCTCAAAAAAGGCGAGCCGCTGGTTCTGCCTGCATCCTCATAACCTATGGCACAAATCGAAACAACAGGCGGCGGGTATCTCGACAGCGGCGACAGAAAAGTTCTTCGCAAGGTTTACGTTTCCACAGGCGGGCAACTCATCAACATCCCGACAACCGAACAGGGCTTCCCCCTTTCCTCCGTCAGTGCGAGCGAAGAACCCGGCGGCATCCGCCGCGCCGTGGCCGAATACTCCCAAGGCGGCGAAGGTGGGGCCAGTTACAACCAATACGGAAAAAGGATCGAGCTAACGGGCGGCACGCGAGAGGTTCCGATTCAGACGCACCCCAAATTCAAAGACCTAACCGAAACGCAGTTGGCCGCAGTAATGACGAAGATTGAAAACCCCACCCCTGACGAGTGGGCTATTTTTTCAAACGAGACACAGCAACTTCTCTACAACTTCCTCCGCAAAAAAGTGGAATATGCGCTCGCGCCTGCCGTGGTTGGCCGCATCTCGGAAATTGAATCCACCCTGCCAAGCCTGTCGCCTATTGCTAAAGTGGCCGACCCCTCGGAGCTAAACGCCCCAAGTGGAACCTTCTGGGTCTGCACGGCGATTACAGCCAACCCGATCGGCACCCGCTACGAAGTTACCCGCGAATACACGCTCAACTTCAGCGAGTGGGATGATGTGGAGCTTCTCTACGGCTGGAGTTAGCCCATGTCCGACTTCGCGCAAATCCGCTTTCAGCCCAACAGGCCGCTCCTGCGCGAACTGTCTGCCGATCGTCTCAACACGATCCTGCAAGAGATCAAACGCAACAAGCCCAAGGGCGAGCGCGGCATCACAGTCAGACAAGACGGCACAGGCACCTACATCGGCCTAGCCGCTTCCCTGCCACGCGGCGGCACCTCTGCCCCAACGACCCGCCAACCGTGGGACTTAATCGCCCGCGTCGATCCCGACGCCGATCCTGAAGACGAGAATCCGCCTTATTTTGTGCGCGTCCAGCCCGGCACGCTCAACGGCATCCTGCCTTCAAATTGGGACGAGCAATTTACCTGCGCAGGAACGGGCCTGCATTACGCCAAAGCCGTCATCGCCACAGACGGCGTGAACATCACGGGCCTGACGATTGAGATTGATACCGAAGAACCTCCGCTGCAAAGCGCCCTACTTTTCAGCGTGGACGATCCCGTGACGCTGCTATTCGGCCTGTTTGCCGAGGGGCAAGTTTACCGCGTCATTGGCCCCGGCGACATCATTGCCACACCAGAACTGTGGCTGACCAAGGCAAAAGACTCGCCGCCCGCCGTTGGCGAGCTTCCTTGGATCAACTATTACCGACTCACATAGCCGTGATTACTTGGACGGTAAACACCACGGCGGCTGTCAGCACTTCCGTGTCGGGCTCCAACTCGTCCACGCATAGCAGGAGCGTCACAGGAACTTATCTTTCCAATACTGGAAGCGGCCCGTCACAAACAAAAACGAATAGCTTTTTTACGCAGGGCAGTTCGTCCTCAAGTTTTAGCTCCGTTACTTCAAACGGCACTACGCTTGCCACCAATTACTCAACGACATTCCTGTCCACCTCACAGTTTGCTTTCGATGTGGCCGCAGGAAACCAAACCAACACAAGCGGACGCACCATAAACTCAACCACGGCGTCGGTTAATGTGCAAACCACGACCGCAAGCACACGCGAATACACGTTCTATCCAACGACACTTGCCAGCGTGGCAACGAGTGGGTGGAGCTACGATTCGGAGCAGTCATTGTTTACCGCCACGGCGGGTGAGGTTTCCAGTATAACGCTGGCGACTTTTACGCAATCTTCTCAAGAAACATTCATCACCACCACAAACTCAGGAACGGCATCCGATGGCGGCCACAGACAAACGCACTACCGAGCGGATCGGTTCACGCGGCCCGTGTTTGTTAATGGGGTTGAAATAGCCCAAACGCAGCACGAAGTCTTGTGGGCCGCAAATGCACCAGCCAGCGAGCCCTTGGATGTCGCGGGCTATCCCGCCAGTGAATCAGCCACAACTGCAACCTCGTTTGTGCAAAATCCGCCCTCGCAGACGATGGCGCTCGTCTCGACTTCCGCTTCTACAACGCCTGTCAGCAAGACGATCACCACTTCCAAATACACCGTAACCTTTGACGAAGCAGACCCAGCCGCGCCGTTGGCGACTTTCACCGTTGGAACTATCGCGGGCTACCAGCTTCCGATTGTTACGGATGTTGTGCAGCGAGCAACCGCCACAAAATCGGCGTCAAGCAGCTACGGAATCGGCCCCAGCGAGTCGTTTGTCCTCACGCAAAACTCTTGGTCAACAGGAACGCGGTGGCTTACCAGCGTCGAAACCTATTCTGGCTTCTATCGCACCAGCACAATCCGAGAGCGGAGGGGGCTCTATGTCAGCACGACTGAAAACCGCTCGGCGGTCAACAGCGTTTTGGTTTCTTCAACAAGCATCAGCGACCGAACTCTTGACGGAAACACGACCAACTACTCTTCAAGTGCCTCCGAAATAGCCGGGGGGGGCGCGGCATTTTCCGCCGTCCCGATCGTGTGGCAAACAGAGCGGGCGCTTGGAACTGGGCGATTTGTTTTTGAGGAAATCGGAGATGCCGCAACCTCTCTGTTTTTTTACGGAAAAGGCAATTTTGTGGTCAATGGTCAGACGGGCGCGGCCATCACGGGACTGCCAGAGTGTGATCTGGTCTTTAACGACGAGCAGCCGAATCCAATTTGGGCAAAGGTGCATCGCAATGAGGGATTTGCTTTAACGGCGAGGCCTGGCACCTACGACCTCGATCCATCGGGCCAATCTTTCACGGCGGGCAAGCTGTCTGTTTCTGGGAACTCGTTTACCTCAAGCACAAACGACAGCGTTACGTCGGGGTCTGCAAGCGGAAGTTTTGGCCTGAGTCATCCAGCCTTGGAAAACGCGGGCCGAGCGATTGCCCAAGATTTCGCTGGCTTCCCCAATATTGAAGGGCGCGCAGCGGGCGGCTCACCAAGCCCTGACGAAACGGTTGTCGGGGCAACTCGGCAAGGGGCATACCGCGTTTATTTTCCGTCAGCGCCAGCCACGACCACTTACTTTTCAAGGCAAATCAAGACCAGCGCCACGGGCGAGCTTGCGATCAGTGCGCTGGAGGCGCTTTCGTATTTCGTCCCGCAGACAAATCTGGCCGACACGTCGCCAGTTGGACAAACCATGACGGTGTGGCCTGTGGCCCGAAATGCAAACAGCCAGTTTAGTGCTTGGTAGCCTTTGACACTGCCGCCGCCTCCGAGTGCTGGCGATAGCGACATACGCAACAAGGTCTTACTTCTATGCTTGGCCGCAGTTTCTGAGGCGCATCGCCGCCGCAGCCGGGCACCACGCCGAGGCGCATTTTGTTCTGGCAACCGACCAGAGCGAGGAGGCCAAGCAGGCCATTGAGAGCGCCCGCCACGAACTGCCCGAAGGCTGGCGTATCCAAGCCATAACCCTGCCGCTCGATGACGGAGGGGCCGAGGGCAAGGACTACCAGACGCCCGCACAAATGCGGATTGCCGCATTGCAGGGGGCCGCGTTTGCCGCTGCGAGAAAGATCCGCGCTACGGCCTTGTGGTCGGTGGAGGCCGACAACCTTGTCCCGGCAGATGCCCTCCGGGTGGCCGAGTGGGCGCTGACCATGCCGCAGGCAGACGGCTCGCCTTACTACGAGGTCGCGGCGGTCACTTACCCGAATGGCTTATTCTTAGGCGGCAACGGGAGCCCAAATCATCCAATCTGCGAAGACTTCAACGAGAAGGAGCGCAAGCTCCCGCCCCGCCTTGTCCGCGCGTTAGAGGTGTGCCGAGAACGGCTAAAGACCGAGCCAACCAGCGAGAAAGAAGGCAAGCGTCTTGGGCGGCTTGCCGAGCGCGTGAAGAAATGCCCGCCAGACGGAAACGTGTTTGAAGTCACGGCCAAGCACGGATGGCGCAGGCGCGGGTGGATGGACTTTGCTTACCCTGGCATTGGTCGCGGGGCCATCGTGCCGTCAGATTGGTGCGGCCTCGGCTGCACCCTCCTGTCGGCCAAAGCGCTGGCGCTGGCCGATTTTAGCGGCTACGACGGCAGGGGAACGCAAGACCTGTTCCTTTGCTGGCATCGCTGGCACCCGGCAGCGCTGCGGATTGCCTGCGTCCCGCATTGTGTCGCCGACCATGTGAAGCGCGACAAGGACGGCAAGATCGTCCACCACCGGGCCTACCACGAAACAGAAGGCGAATACCGAGGACATCTCCGCGTTCGTCAGCAGCAATGGATGCCATGTTAGCCGAGATCCGCCCACTCACGGCGCACCTCGATGAGCGGGGCAGGCTAACCGAAATCTTTCGGGCTTCGGATGACGCGCACGGATTCGGTCAGGCATACATCACGACCTGCGCGGCGGGCGTGGTGAAGGCATGGCACCGCCACAAGCTGCAAGTGGATCGCTGGTATTGCGTAGCAGGCGCGGCCAAGGTCGGCATCTGGGACGCCGAGGCCAAGCGGGGGCAAACCATCATCCTTTCCGCCGACGCCCCGCAGCTTCTCATCATCCCAGCAGGGTTGTTTCACGGCTTCACGCCATGCCACGGCCACACCTCGGCGGCGATTCTTAACCTACCATCCCACGAATACGACGCTGCCAATCCCGACGAGGAGCGCCGGGGGCCGCTGGCTTTTCCATTTCGGTGGGACGTAGAGAGCCGTTAGCGGCTTTGACACAGAGGGCGAGGGCAAGGCCATGCGCGTCTATATCAACCTCGACAGCAGCGAATTTGTCGTTTCCCCCGTCCTGACGCAACGGGTCAACACGCACTATTTTGTCCGCCGCGACACCGTGCCCGTCGAGGTGCAGTTTGTTCGCAATGGCGGCGTGGTCGAGTTAGGAGCCGGGGCGACGGGTCAGCTTGGGATCAAAAAGACTTACACGGGCAGCTTCCTCGCCAACGATGCGGGGTGGACGAAGACAGGAACGGGATCGGCCACCGTTTACCAGTTCGACTTGGCACTGAACACGACGGAACTCACCGCCGAGTTTAACCCTGACGCGGACACAGACTCAATCACGGCCAAGTTTGAAATTTCTTGGACAGTCAGCGGCACGACGTCCAGCACCATGCCCTGCTCTTGCGTAATCTACAACGATGTGATTCGCGGGACGGAAGGTTCGGTCAGCTTCGCCAACACCATGAACCAGTTCGACCTCCGGGCCAGTGACAACACGATTTGGCGCGTGACCATCGACGCGGACGGAGTTTTGACCACACAGAAAATCTAACATGAAAACCTTCCTTACCATCCTTCTCGTCACCCTCTGCGCGGCCACCGGCTACGGCCAGACCATGAAGGCGCTTTCATACAATGCAAGCAACGGCGTTGTGGCTTATAGCGGCACGAACGACTTGCAGCTTCCGAGCGCGGTCAAATTCGGGGGCGATACTCGCATTATTAGTTCAATTTTTCAATTCGGCGGCGTAGATCGAATTAGCCTTGAAGAAACGCGCTTTGTCGGCGACTGGACGTTTGCGGGCACCATTACTTTTGAGGCCGCAGCCAGCGTTCGCACCAACCTCGACCTCGGAGCCACATGGCTCACCAACGCCAACGTCACCAATTTTCGCACGGCGATCGGGTTGGGGGCTACGAATAATGCCGCATTTCGCGGCCTTACCTCAGACGGCAACATCGTCATCACCAACCAATCGGCCACAAATAACGGGCTACTTTTCGTCTATCGCACCAACAACGAAGCGTTTCTCGGTTTAGCCAACCTCATCGCCAGCAACAACACAACGATCAGCAACGAGACGTTGTTCCGCGTCGGCACGGCAGAGGCGACGAACCGCTCGGCACAGTTCGGCTTCCGCAGCACCAATACCAACGGCAGCGGCGTGGCTGTGTTTAGCGTGTTTGGCTACAACGCGCTTATGCAAATCGGCGTCGATGCCTCAACCAATGCCGTGATCTTTAGCGGCGGCGGCACAAACAACCAAGTGATGACGCTCATCAAGAGTGGGGCCACAGAGTTTGCGCGCCCGATAAGTTTTGCCAACACGACAGACGCTGCGACCACTCGCACGAACTTCGGATTACCGCTCCCCGCCCTCACCAACAACAGCAACGTCACGATCATGCGGGCGCTGGCTGGCAGCACAAACACGAACGAGCCTTATAGCGGCGCGGTTGAATTGAGCGACGGAATCGTTTCGTGGCTGCTTACATTTAGCAACGGCATCCTGTTGAAAATCCACGAGATATGAGCCTCCACACCGCCACAGACTTTATCAGCCGCCCGCTCGTCGGCGTATCGACCTCGATCGGGTCGGTCATTGTGTCGCTAATCCCGCACCTTGAAATGGCAATGCGGCTTGGCGTTTTATTTCTTGGGCTCGTGGCTGGCGTGCTGACTGTCCGCAAAGCATGGAAGGATCGAAACAAATGAGCGCGTGCATTTCCTCCCAGGCCGATCTTTGCTGGACACGGGGCGACTCCGGGCGCCTCGATGTGTCGGTTAAAGACGCGGACGGCGATGCCTACAGTCTGGTCGGGGCCACGCTCTTTCTGACGGTGAAGAACGCGCTCACCGATGCGGACTCCGCCGCCGTGATTCGCAAGGAAGTCACCTCGCACAGCAACGCGGCAGGGGGGCTGTCCCATTTTGATCTTCTGACCACGGACAACGCCACGGCAGGAACGCGCTACTACGATGTGCAGTTGAAGGACTCGACCAACAAAATCTACACGCTTTTCGGCGGTCTGTGGAAAGTGCTTTCCGATGTGACCGTCCGCACCGCACCGCTCGCTTAACGTCATGGCCGCTTACCACAAAGTTGAAGTGTCCCTAAACACCAACGCGGTTGAGGTGGGCGTGCCTTCGCCGCAGACGGTGAATGTGGTAGTGCCGACAATCGGCCCCGCGGGCCCGACCGGCAGCGTCGGCCCCGCTGGCCCAACTGGCCCCCAAGGCGTGCCGGGCACAGGGCTGGAAGTCCTGACCACGCAGGGCGATCTTCTCTACCAAGGTGCGTCCACCGGGCAGCGCCTCGCCATCGGCACAAGCGGCCAAGTGCTAAAGGTCGCCAACGGCATCCCCGCGTGGGGCAACGAGTCGGGTGCGGTCACGAGCGTTAATGGCGAGACGGGCGCAGTTTCCTTGAGTGCGGCAGACGTAGGAGCCGCCGCTGCCGCGCACACCCACGATGGCACACAGGTCGAAATCGTTGCAGATGACGCCACTGGCCCCGTTTTAGCGGCTGGATTTAGCGAAGGCAGCGGCGTCAATGGCATTTATTGGCCCACGGACACAACGGCCAACGCTTTGTTAGTTTACAAGCTGAACCGAACCTACGGAATGTTTTTTGAGGCTGGCCGCTGGCACATTTACGAACTTGCGCCACTCAGCGCAAACATTGTTGTCAGTAGCGACTTAGACGATACGGATTACCCGCATCAATCAAACTGGCCGACAGGATCTGTAACAAAGGCGAGTCTTTCAAATTTTGGCGACAATGCGGCGCAGCAATTTCGTTTTGTTGGCGATAGTATGGCTGTGACAGATGTCACCAATGCCGTCAGCACCTCCGACAGCCGCCTTTCCGACAGCCGCCAGCCCACGCTCCACGGATCAACCCACCACACAGGCGAGACGGATGCTATTGCCGCGCACCAAATTAACGGGCAGACGATTTTCTCGGTGACAAGCGTCAATTATAGCGCCGATCAAACGCTGCCAGCTAATCGCGCAAGGCAGATTACTGTTTCCAACACCAATGCAAGCGGCATCACGCTGACATTGCCGACACAAGCAGAAGGCACCCTGAATGGCGACACCTACGTCATTGTGGGCGGCAGCACAATGAGCGGGCCGATTACGATTCGTGGCGTGGTAAATCTTTCGCCGCTTGTTTACAACACGCTCGTCACAATCACGGCCACAGGGCAGCAATACCGCTTGCGCTCTGGCGGCGGCACTTCTGGAAATTGGTCGCTCATCCCTGTCGATACCCACACCCACACAGGCTCCCAAGTAAGTGTCGGCACCACCGCCAACCTCCCTTTAAAAACAGGCAGTGGCGGCGTCATCGAGGCGGGTTCTTTCGGCACGGCGGCAGGGAGCTTTTGCGCTGGCGACGATGCGCGGCTTTCGGATGACCGCGATCCGAATCTTCATGCCGCGAGTCATGCCGCAGCGGGAAGCGATCCCATAGAGGCCGACGATCTGGCCTCAAGCAACTCCCCCGCAACGGACGATTTGCTTGTTAGCAATGGAGACGGAACAACTCGTTGGGATTCTGTCACAAATGTTGTATCTCCCAATTTGGCGGCATCAGACATTGGCGGGGCGCTTTCTGGAGATATCACCACCAGCGGCCTAACCCAAGCCACCGCCCGCATTCTCGGACGCACGACAGCCAGCACAGGTGCCGTCGAGGAGATCCAAATCGGCTCGGGCTTGAGTCTGTCGGCGGGGGAGTTGTCGGCTACGGGCGGAAGCGGCGTCACCGCAGTCGGCACGACCCTCGCGGACATCCTTTCGGTCAGCGGCAGCGACCTTGTGGCCGACGATCTGGCTGCCGATAAGCTTTACGGGTGGGATGATTCGGAATCCAAGGCGATTGGGTTTATCATTGGCAGCGGGTTGAGTGTGTCGGGGGATACGCTTTCGGCAACGGCCAGCGGCGGATCAAAGACCTACGCCGTTTTTGTGGCAGGATTAGAAAATTCCCCTCCAAGCACTGCGTTTGCGACACTGGATACGAGGTCGAGCATACCATGTTTAGACTTCGACGATGCAACCGACGAGTCCGCTGTATTTATGGGCATCATCCCCGAAGGTGCCTCACTCGGCAGCGGCCTCAAGATCCGCCTGCACTGGATGGCAACCACCGCGACCTCTGGCAATGTGGTCTGGGATGTGTCTTTGGAGCGCATGACCACCGACTTGGATTCAGACTCTTTCGATACCATCGCCAGCGGCACCGCAGCGGCCAACGGCACCAGCGGCATCTTGACCGTGACCGAAATCACGCTGGCCACCATCGACTCCGTGACGGCGGGTGACGGCTTCCGCCTCAAGGTCACGCGGGATGCGAACAATGCGAGCGACACTATGACGGGCGATGCGGAGTTGATCGCTGTCGAAGTAAGGAGCGCGGCGTAATGGCTTACGATTTCACAGCGGCGAGTAGCAGAAGTCTCACTGCAAATTCTGCGCCTGTCACTTCACTGCCAATGACCATAGCGGCATGGTTTAATAGAAAAAGCAGTGGAACAAACCATTTTATAGCCGCAGTGGATACGAGTAGCGGGACGGGATTTAATGGCTTGTTTTTGACTGCCAGCCCAAACGCTGTGGGAGCGTCATCTAACAACGGAGCAAGTTTTGCCCTTGCACAAACGAGCACCACTTACTCTCTAAATGAATGGAATCATGGCGCTGCCGTTTTTGCCTCAAGCTCAAGCAGAACAGCATATCTCAATGCGGGCGGAAGCTCCACAAACACAACCGCTATTGCTGTTTCTGGAGTCAATAACACAACTATAGGCGCAAGATATGCAAGCGGTTCTTTGGGCGCGTTTGCAAATGCACTCATAGCCGAAGTCGGTATCTGGAACGTAGCCCTCACCGTCGCCGAAATCGCCTCCCTTGCAGACGGCATGACCTGCGACAAGGTGCGCCCGCAAAGCCTCGTCTTCTACGCCCCGCTCGTCCGCGACCTCCAAGATGTGCGCGGAGGCTTGACCATCACCAACAACAACACGGCGACAGTCGCCAACCATCCGCGAGTTTATGCCTAACTATTACCGCATTTCCGACCCGAACGATGTCCGCGACCTTGGCGAGCAGATGGCCGCTTGGACTGCCGCTGGCAACCCCAAGGCTAATGATTGGGCTGTGCAGCCAGCAGCGCCATCAGCAGATGCCGTGTGGACTGACGGCGCGTGGATCGTCCCGCCGTTGCCGACCTTCACCGCCGACGAATGGGTGGACGCCCAAGGCTTCGCGGGCAAACGCCCGACAACCCTGCTTTACCTGAAGCTGAAGCTCGATGCCGCGCAACTGACTTCTGCCAAGCTCGCCGCCGTGCAGGGCTGGCTCGATGCGATGATTGTCGCGGGCGTGACCGCGCCCGATGAGAAGCGGAGTGACTATCCTGCCGCGCCTTATTCGTTTGAGGAGGCATCGGCAGAGGCGCTTTCTGTTCTCGCCGGGTAGGCTTTGACACCCGCGTTCGGGGCATGGAATACCTCGTCGCACGACTCAAAGAAAAGAGCACTTATTCTGGCCTCTTGGCCCTGCTTTCCGCCCTCGGTCTGGCCGTCGATCCCGAACAGTTCAGCGCCATCGCCGCCGCCGTGATGGCGCTGGTGGGTGTCTTTGAGGTCTTCCGCCGGGAGTCTAAATAGTGCGCGCCGTCATCTTGGCGCTGGCTGCGCTCTGCCTCACGGGCTGCGCGGGAACTAAGTTCAACCTTGGTTACGACTTCAACGCGAAGAAGTTTTTTGCCGAGATCGAGCAGCCGTTAAGCGGCTACAAGAAGTGAACTGGCTGAACAAATGCCTGCTGTCGTTTCGCTCTTTAATGGGGTCAAAGGTTGGCCGTCTGCCGACCTCGCCAAGCTCCTCGGCCTCGTCCACGAAGAACTCCACGCCCGCGCCGAACACCACCGCAAGGGTGGAGGCGTCGAAGCCGAAATCCAAAAGCGCCACACCAAAAAGCTACCCGGAAAGACTGCTTAACACGCCGAACGTATCGCGGGGGCGGCGCATCACTCCGAAGGCGATCGTCCTGCACCACACTGCTGGTTCCTACCAAAGCAGTGTCGCGTGGTGCATGAACCCGGCGAGCCGTGTAAGCTATCACGCCATTGTCGCCAAAGACGGACGCCGCACCGTGCTTGCCGACCCCGATGAAAGGCCGTGGCACGCAGGAAAAAGCGGATGGCGGGGCCGCAATGACTTGAATAGCTGGAGCATCGGCGCGGCTTTTGAGGGCGACACCTACGACCGCGAGTTGGGCGAGACGGAGATGGCGAGCATGGCCGAATATCTTGCGCCGTTAATGAGGCGCTATCGGCTCACGCTGGATGACGTTACCGACCACCGCACCGTTTCGCCGAAGCGCAAAGACGATTTGAACCCGGCGGAGCTGGCGCGGTTCAAGGCGTATCTGGCAAAGCGGATGGCCTAACTTTGGCGGGGTGCCGCCGTAGAGCCTACAAAGCTCTCGTAGCGCGGCCCGATGCGGGTTCAATGCCCGGCCCCGCCCCAATGTCGATGCCATCGACACATCCCGGCAACGTGTCGAAATTGGATAGAAACGTATACACTTCCGCACAACTGTATGCGGTTTGTGTTACAAAATGTGCAGTGTTTTTGTGACCATCGCTATGCCGTGACGGATGCAGCAACTAACGAACGCAACACTTTAACGCCAAGTCAGCCAAAGGAACCCAACATTCGCCAGGGCATACCCGCCAAAGGCCACGGCCATCGGCCCGTTGCCGTCGCGGAGGAAGCCTGCCGCCGTGAGGACGTAGAGCCCGGTGCAGGCGAGCAGGGGCCAGAAAGTCACGAAGCCTTATGCCTCCCGATGCTGATCTTGCCGTCATTGCACCGAGTCGCCGCCCAGCGAACAACCGCGCAGACCAGCCGTTCCAAGTCCCGAACGTGCGTTTCGTCAGTCGGCGGGATACAGGCGTGCGTTAATTCGTGCGTCACAATGCCCAGCAAATCGCCTTTTACCGCTTCGGGGTTTAGCCACACGGTGCGCTTCTTGTAGTGGCACAGGCCGTCGAGCTTTTCCTTGTCGGGTGGACGCTCTACCCGGACGCGCCACCACTGGCCGTCGAGCTTGAAGCGCATCGTCGGTGCGGGTTTCTTGCGCTTACGCGGGGTGCTGGCGCGCTTTTTCATTTTAGCTTGTAGTGCCGCAGCGCCAAAACACGCTGCCCGCAGGGAACCCGAAACATCGCCGTCTCGCATCGGCCTTGGTCGGCGGCTTTGCGGACGAGCTTCGCCATGTGGCTTTCGCTTTTTCCGAGTAGGGCGGCGATTTCGCTCATGCGGAGCCAACCCGGCGGCACCTCGTCGGTGGCGGCTTGGGTCGAGAGGGCCGCGCACCATTTGGCGAGATCGGGATCGAGGGAGGGGGGCAAATTGCCGCCCCCCTTTGTGGTTGAGGGCCGCGACTTCATAGGGGCAGGCGGTAATGCGGATCAAAGACCGCGATGTTGACCGTGCAGTGAGAACCATTGAAGTGGCCGTATGCCGCCGCGTGACGCCATCCGAGGGTCTGTCGGCGCTGGGCCGAGTAGCCGATGTCCAGCTTGATCCCGCACCCGATGTTGTAGCCGACTGCTTTGTTGTGCGTTCGTGCGCTCTCCATTGCCACGCGGTGGGTATGACCCATAACAATGCTGCGCCCGCTCATCTCTGCGGCGTCACGAGCGGCAGACACTCCATACAAAGATCCGTGGGTGAATCCCGTGTCGCCGAGCAGAAATACGCCCGCTGCGTGAACGCCGACGTATGGCACGACTTGGCACTTAATCTTGCCCATCTCGTCCATGATTCGGCCCATGACGTTGCCAGCGGCGTAGGAAAGGACGGCGTTGGGCGAATGGGCCAACTCGGTTAGTCTGGCCTCATGGTTGCCGAGAAGGTAGACGTTCGGCTTGAGTTGCTTGAGGAAAGCCAACCCCTGCATGAGATCATCAGCCAAGTCGGCGGCGTGGTCTGCGCTGTCCGAGTCTTTGCGCGCTCCAGAGCGGAGGCACCGGGCATCGATGGCATCTCCAAGGTGCAGGGTGAACTGCGGTTTCCACGCTTCTTTAAGCCGAAGCATGGCATCGAGGGCGCGGGGGTCGGCCTCGGCCCCGTGGGTGCAACTGACTGCCAGATACTTTTGCCAGCCTTTGGTCTTGGACGCCACGAAGCGGCGGCGGGTGTCAAGTCATATAAAACTGGTTACATCCCGGTTACTCCATGAAGCGAATCCCCCACAAGCCCCCACACTACGGCTTTTTTACTCTGTTGCGGTCAACGTGGCGTGTGGGTGAAAATATTTTGCCAAATGAAACCAGAAAGTAACCACTATTCCGACTCTATGTTATCGCCCGATCTTCTCAATTTCCTGTGTCGGATGGCACCATTTGGCACCGTAAAAACCAAGTAGTGTAGATTCGACCCCCTCCGCCGGCATCTTACAAATCAACGACTTACAGAATTTGAGAGAGGAAAGTAACCAGTTTGGAACCACTCGGTTGCGGCCCTTCTTTCCTGCATTTCGAGGTAGTTCTTGCGGACTACGGCCTCGGAGTTGCCCATCTCCAGCGCGACTTGTGAGGCGCTTTTCACGGCGGCGCATCGATAACTTCCAAAAGAATGTCGCAGGCCGTTCTTCACCCACAGAACTCCTTTTCTGCGGAGCCGCTTGGCGAGGTTGTCGATCCTATCTTGCGGGGCAACCATGCCGCCGGGCTGCGGTTCGCTCTTGCGTATCCACGAGGCCAGCGCAGGCAAGATGGGAACAAGGCGACGGCGCTTGGTTTTGCAAATCTCTGGCCGCACCTCGATGTGCTTTCTGCCGAGCTTGATGTCCTCCCAGCGCAGTCCTTGAATTTCCTCGGTGCGTAGGCCAGCGAGGCCACCGATTGCCAGGGCGAGCCGCCATCCGCTTGGGGCGGCGGCAAGCAGGGCGCGGAACTCCTTCGGCGTGTAGATCGCCACAGGCTTTGTGTCCAAAGTCTTGGTGTGCGTCCGCTCTGGCGCGGTCATGCCGTCAGGGATGAGCGCTGATTTGCGGGCCCACGAGAAGAAGCTGACGAGGGCGGTGCGGACATTGTTGTAGCGGCGAGGCCCAACAGGCAGGCGGTCGAGGTAGTCGCGGATTTGGTCGGGTGTGACCTCGCTCATGCGGCAAGGGTGGGCCTTGGCAAACTTAGCAAGGTCGGAGGCCACAATGCGCGTCTCTTGCACCTTGCGATCGTTGAGGTGCGCCATGTAGCGAGTCACGGCCTCGGACACCTTGGGCGACTCCAGCCGCGTGGCTCGCCATTGTTGGAACTCGGAGAGCAGGGCGGGGGTAATCTCGGACAAGTCTGCCTTGCCCACCCGGATGGCTTTAAGCTGGGCGCGGGCTTTGTCGCGGGCGCGGTCGAGGTTTTTGGCGGTGCAAAGGATGCGCCGCCCGGCCTTGTGGGTGTGCCACTTCCAACGTCCGTCAGAGGCCAGCCAAAGGTGGGCGGAAAATGATCCCACTTTGACCGTATCGGTATTCATTTTCTAATTATTGATTTGCGGGGGGGGGGTAGATACGCGGATGTCCTACGCCCCTTGATATAAACCCCAGCGAAATGAACACCATTCTTCACCTCTTAACGGCGCTTTTTCATGCTTGTGTCGGCCTTTGCTGCGCGGGCCTTCGTCTGCCTCTCAAGGGCTGCATCCGCTTTCTCAAGCTGTTTGAGCACTAACTCGTAGACATACCGAGAAAGGCTTTTGTTTTCGGCCTCGGCCAAAGCGGTGGCGCGCTTCTTCACGTCTGCCGGGAAGCTGACGCCCGCGTTTACAGAGTGCTTGCTCGGATCTTTTTTGGGATAGGCCACGCCTTCAACGTAGGGAAACCCCAATTCTTGTCAATTTTTGGGGTATGGGCAAAACACCCCATTTTATGCTTTGACAAGGTGTGACAATCCTTGATAGACCTTCTCGCATGGCGAGAAAACCAGTTGCGGAAAACAAGAAGGCCAAAGCCGCAGGCATATCACTACCGGGGGATTTGATCCGAGTTGCGCGCAAGGCCGCGTTTCAAAAAGGGATGAGCCTTTCGTCATACGTCCGCGTGCTGTTGGTCGAAAAATTAAACGGGGAGGCGGCGTGATCCCACAGCTTGTCACCACGAAGGAAGCCGCCGAGATGCTCCGTATCTCGCGCAACAAGGTGAAGCTGCATCTTCCCGCCGTGAAACTTTCGGCGCATGGAACCCGCTATGACATAGCGGACATCCGGGCGCTCATTGAAAACAAAAAGGAGAACACACAATGGACTACATGACCATCATACTCGGAACCACCGCCCTCGCGGCCCTTGTCGGGCTTGTGTGGATGGCTGGATACGAACTCGGACAGGCGAACGCGCAAGACGCACCGCCGCGTCGGCCCACCGTGGCCGAACTCGTCAACGAACTGAAACCCCGCCGCCCCAAGGCTGCGCGCAACCGCCGCAAGGCAGCACGAAAGGCGGTGCGGGCGTGAGCATCGACCCGCGCCTTCGTTACTCCGACAACCTCGGAGCCTGCCCGTGCCTCGATCCGCTGGCCCTTGGCCGCGTGATGGATGCCATTTGCAACGGTCATCAGCCAACGCTGGCCGACAAGGTGAAGCGCGCCCTGGCTCAACTCCGCAAACGTCTCGGCCGATGAATCCCGAACCCCCGGATCAGGCAATCGGCGCAATGCTGGTGCTGACGGCGCTGGCCGTGTTGCTCGTGGTGCTGTGCGAAACCGTTGCGAATTGGATGCGATGATCTCCGACATCTCCGACATTTGCGTGGCCTCGCACAACGGCAAGCCATCCCGCTCCGTGGGTGGCGACCCGTCGCTCGATCGTAGCGGCTGGGAACTATTGGCGTGGGCCATCTTGGAGCAGGCCGTGGCCGACCTCGTGCTGTTCGCCCGGTTTGGCATCATCACCACTTCGGGCAAGTGCCTTCCGTGGCCGACCACGATGAAGCGCATCACCAAGTATGGCCCCAGCGGGAAGCTCGGCACCTACTGGCATCGCGTCCCGCGCAATCTGGCAACGGCTAAAGGGCCGAACGAGCACAGGGAGCTCAAAGCCTGGTTCCTATCAGACCACGCGCAGAGCTTTTGCGACCTCATCGGGTGCAAGCTGCCAGCCAAAGAGATTTTTCACAACACACTGAAGACACACGGAGGGCTCAACCATGTCGCATGAGATGGACATGGAAGATTTTGTGCGCGTAAAGGATGCCGAACTCGGCGCGCTGCGCGAAGAACTCCAACGCGCCCGGCTCACTATTGAGCGCATCGAGGCAGAGGTGGCGCAGCTTTACCGCGCAGCGCAGACAGCAACCCGCGAGAACCTCGATTTGCGCCAGCGGCTACAGGCTTTTTACGACGAGGCGGATGCGGAGATCCAACTGGCCGCGCTTCGCAGAAAAGAATTGGAGGCAATGGATTTATGAATTTGTGCAACGCACAAGCGGCGTCTTGTAGGGAAGACAACAACAGCGGGGGCGGTGGCACCTTGCGCGGTGCGTTTGATGCCGCCCCCGCTAATCCCCTGACGGTGGGCGCCGTCGGCTTTGGCCCGGCATGGAACGACGAGCCAAGCCTGCGCGAGCTATACGATACGGCTTGCGCGTCCATCGTTCGCGCCGAGTGCGAGGCCGACGAGCTACGCGCCGAGGTGGCGATGCTGAAGCAAGGGATGGTAATGCTTGCGGAGGAGCGGGACGAAGAACGGCTGCGCGTCCGCTCGCTGAACGCTTTTGCGTCTTCGCTGGTTAAGACTATCGGCAAATTGAAAGCCGAGCGCGTCGAAGGCCGTCTCAAGCTCTCCGATTGGCGCGACTGCGCGAAGCGGCTTGTGGCTGCGGTGGAGTATTACCACCCCGATTTGCGCGACGAATCCGAGGGCGGATGGAGCGAGGAGCGCGCCGCCATCGGCCTGTTTGATGACTTGGAGCGCCAGCACCAAGTGGCACGCGATGAAGCCTGCCGGGAGTCGTGCCGGGACAAGGCAGCGGCGGATGGAGGGTGGGACAACCGATGAGCCGCGAGATCCATTATTGCCGCTGCGGGCAAAGCATTTTTGGCGATATGATTGATTGCGGAGATTGCTCGGAAAGTTTGCGCGGAGTTATTGGCATTGATCCCGGACAAGAGCAGTCGGCTTTTGTTGTGTTCGATGGCTTGCGGGCAACTGTTTCCAAGATCACGAGCAACCAAGAGTTGTTGTTTCACATTCAGCAATACCAAGATCATACGCCTCATATTTTTTGCGAGCAGATTGCAAGCTATGGCATGGCGGTCGGCGCGAGCGTCTTTGAAACTTGCGTGTGGGTTGGGCGGTTTTGGCAGCGCGCACTCCAATACAGTTACGAATTTCATCCAGTATATCGCCGCGACATAAAGCTGCACCTCTGCAATTCGCCCCGCGCTAAAGACGCAAACGTGCGGCAGGCGCTTATTGATCGACTCGGCCCGCAGGGAACGAAGAAGGCGCCGGGGCCGACTTACGGCATCAAGTCGCACGAGTGGGCCGCGCTCGCGGTGGCGGTCTACGGCTGGGACACGATTTTCGGACGGCAAAGCAACAACGCAGTGCCGCCCGCATGACCAAAACCAAGACGGGCCGAGCGCGCTAACGCTCGACCCGCAATTGAACACACACCAATGGATACGAACCAGTTAGTAGTGTCAAACGGCACGCATAGCGTTGCCCACTACCACAAGCAAGCCACGGATGTTGCCGGGGTTTGCAAAAGCATTGTGCTGGAAACAGCGCAACAAATCGGCGGGCGCAAATACGTTCGCGTTGAGGGTTGGCAAGCAATCGCCACCGCGCACGGCACCGTTGCTTCAGCCCGCGATGTTGAGCGAATCGACGGCGGATGGCGCGCCATTGGCGAAGTGCGCCGTATGGACACAGGCCAAGTCATCGCCACCGCCGAGGGATTCCTGGGCGAAGATGAACCCGTGTGGGCCAAGCGGCCCGAATACGCCAAGCGCGCAATGGCACAGACCCGCGCCATCAGCCGCGCCTGCCGCTCGGCTTTCGCGCACGTTGTCGTGCTTATTGGAAGCGGCTTGGAAACAACGCCCGCCGAAGAAGTGCCCGCCGAGGGTTTTGCGGACGCTCCTCGCCCGGCGAGTGCTGTGCGCTACCAAGCGCAGAGCAAACCCGCCCCACGCATGGTGGACGAGGACGTGATTGACGTAACACCAGAGCGCGTGGAGCCCAAAGCTCCCGTCCGCAAAAAGCAACCCGTCGCCGCGATGGAAGACGGCGCGGATTGGGAAACCGCCACGCTCTGCGAGAAGACCACCAAGAGCGGCCAAGGCGCGAAAGGGCCGTGGACGGTGTGGAAGGCCACGCTTGAAATGGACAACGGCAAGAAGCTGTATCCGTCCACGTTCGACGCGGAACTTGGCGCGGTGCTGGAAGAGTGCCAGGAGGGCGAAAGCATCTTGGTTCAGATCGCCTCGCGTGAATACGAGGACAAGAAGACGGGCGAGATTAAGAAGGGCTACGACCTCAAGGCAGTGTCGCGGCAGGACGTTCCGGCCAAGGCCGAGGACAAGGCCACAGAACTCGCGGATGACGATATCCCTTTCTGATTATGAGCAACATAATTACAGAATTACAGTCCGCAGTGCTAAACATTGGCACGGCCATGTCTGATTGCGAAAGCGCGCGGGATGCGTGGTTTGAGGGGAATTGCAACGACGTAACCATGTGGATACGGAACGCCATTGCTCAACTGGAGTCTGCGAAAGCAAAAATCTACGCATACCAAGAGGCAGAGTCGGAGGTGACAAAATGAGCAACCTCACAGGCATCCATTACCAAATGGACGAAAAAGAATACCGCATGGCCCCGGCCATCGCGGGCAGTGACGCCAAGCACATCCTGCCGCCGAAATCGCCAGCGCACTACGCGGCCCACATGGCAGGCGAGACGAAGCGCGAGCCGAGCAAGGCCATGACCCTCGGCGTTGTCTCGCACGTTGCCGTCTTGCAGCCGCACCTTCTGGACACTGCGTTCGTGGAGAAACCCGAAGGCAAGGAGGGCGACTTCCGCACAAAGGAGGGCAAGGAGTGGAAGGCCAAGATGGGCACCACGCCGATCCTCGACGCCGACGAGGCGCGGGCCGTGCGGGGAATCCGCGACAGTATCGCCGCGCATGATGCGGCGAAGGCGCTCTTGGCTGGGTGCGACAGCGAGGTGGCGATGTTTGCCGAGCACAGGACGGGATTGTGGATCAAAGGCCGCGTTGATGCGCTGAAGGTGGAGTCGGACAACGAGGCCGTCATTGTGGACGTGAAGACCACGAGCGCGGGGGCTGACTACGGCACCTTCTCGCGGCAAGCGGCCTCGCTTAACTACCACGTTTCGGCGGCATGGTATTGCCACCTTGCCGGGCTGAACGGCCTGCCGCCGTGCCGCTTCTACTGGATCGCGGTGGAAGTGGCCCCGCCTTATGCGGTGGCGGTTTACGAGATCCACCCTGACGCGCTCGATCTGGGCGTGGCCGCGATGAATGACGCGCTGGAACTCATCGCGCAATGCGAGGACGCGGGTGTGTGGCCGGGCTATGCGCCAGAAGTTCAGTGCTTGAACCTTCCGAGTTGGGTTTATGGGAAGGGGGCGGCATGAACCGCTGGACCTTCAATCCCAACCGCTATTTGTGGAGCAACCACGGCACATGGTGGATGCGGGTTCAGCCTTACGATCCGGCCAAGACCGAGCGCGTGGCGCTGAACCTCAAGACCCGCGACATCGAGGAAGCGCGGAGAAAGCGCGATGAGGCCATTGCAAGCAACGGATGGAGGTTGTCCCGATGACCTGGCAACCCGACTTGTTTGACGCAGGCGCGGCGGTCATCGACGTTGCGCCAGTCCGCTACACCGACCCCGAAACGTGCAACGAGGCGCGCAAGGACGCGCTATCGAACGCGGCAAGAGGTCGCAAGATTGCGTTGGATTTGCTTTTCGCCCACTCGGATGGCCTGACCGACTTTGAGTTGGCCGAGCTTTCGGGATGGCAGCAGACCAGCATTGGCAAGCGCCGTGGCGAATTGCGCGACCTTGGGCTGGTCGAGGATTCGGGGCTTCGCCGCCCAAGCCCAAGCGGAAGCCGGGCGATTGTCTGGAGGGTCACTTAATGGCTGGCGACTGGATCAAAATGCGCTGCAATCTGGACACCGACCCCGCCGTGTTCCAGATGGCGGCGGCGCTGGAAATGGACGAACTTGCCGTAGTCGGAAGGCTCTGGAAGGTCTGGGCGTGGGCCGATCAGCATATCGCAGATTGTAACGCTGTGAGCGTTACAGCAAATGTGCTTGATCGCATCACGACCACACCGGGTTTCGCCGAGGCGATGCGAAAGGTGGGCTGGTTGGAGGGCCGCGATGGCGACTTGTCCTTCCCGCACTTTGACCGTCACAACGGCCAAACAGCTAAGAAGCGGGCACTTACAAAGAATCGGGTCGAAAAAACGAGGGCCGATTCTGTAACGCTCCCAGCGTTACAAGAGCGTTACCAGAGAAGAGAAGAGAAGAGTATATATAGCACAGTAGGTGGCGAGGCGGGGTTTGCGGTCGAGGAAGTTATCGAGGCAGGAAGACGCGCCAGCATCCCCGAAGACGTGTGCCGGGCTTATCACGATGACCGCGAGGGCGCGGGATGGCTGGATGGCAAGGGCAGGCGCGTTTCCTCCATGCCGCATGACCTGTCGGGATTCTGGCGCAAGTGGCAGTCGAACCGCAGTCCGAAGCAATTTGGCAACGGTGCGGTCAACGGCCACAACGGCAACCCGAAGCCCGAAGGCGTGTGGCAGCTTCAGCAACGCATCGAGGCCGCGCAAAAGGAGGTAGACCGCATCTGCGCCAACCCGGCGAACAAGGAGGCTGTCCCTGACTCCTTCGACCGAAGACTTAAAGCCGAGCCGATGGCGAAGGTGAAGGCGCTGAAGGCGTCAATTTCGGAAATGCGCCAGCAAATGGTGGGCGTGGAGGTGGTGGCATGAGCGAATTTATGAAAACCCAAATCATAACAACAACAGAAGAATGTCTGATCACATATACCAAAGGTGGAAAGCCCCATGA